ATTGGCAAAAAGTCTGTTGTTGGTCTGTTTTTTTTATTTGCAATTGATATTCTGTGAATATCTGAAGCACTTAATTTGTGCATTTTGCCAAATTTATAGACATAGTTGCCTATCATTAATTCTGTTGCTTTCATTGTTAGTTAGTTTATTATGTTCATCGCAAACATAAATAAAATTAGTTACATTTTAAGCATTTATCAAATTTTTTATTATTATTTTGCACTATGGCACGATTCTTAAAAACCTCCGACTATCTTAGCATTATTCAAACGGTTGACCTCAATCAGATAACCGAGAACACCCCGCAAAATTTGTACGATAGCGAGGTTAAGGCCATAAGTAGAATGCGCACTAAATTGGTGCAGCGTTACATGGTTGACATTGAATTAGGCACAATGGATGCCTATTCAGCAGCAACACATTACAGAACACGCGACAGAGTGCTATTAGGCGAAGTAATTACACACGTTAATGACTTTAGCAGATGGGATAACAAAACTGAATACGTTATTGGCAACATTGTAACAGATGAAAATGGCTATGTTTACACAGCAATTGCAGCAAGCACAAACCAACCTTTGACATTAACTGCATACTGGTCTAAAATGATTAACATTGCAACAAGCAACGCAACCTATTGGACTGTTGGTGATAATCGTTACCCGATGTTTGTGGAGCTTGCAATGGATATGACCCTATACAACCTACACGCAAGGATTAACCCAAGAAATATACCCGATTTGAGAATAGAACGCAACAGAGAAGCATTAGACCAGTTAGACAGATGGGCAAGCGGCACAGATACGGCAGAGGTGTTAAACATCAATTCAACCGATAGCACTGGTTATTCTATTCGCTACGGAAATAGTTTAGACAAACAAGATAATTTCTTTAAATAATGGCTTGGTATAACGATATATTTAACTTTAACAAACCACAACCGCAAAAGGCTAACATACGTAAAACTATTGACTTTGAGCAACAGTTACAACGTGTAAGGCAAGATGCGACAAAGTTTAACATTGCGTTACAAGCGGCAGAAAGCCCGATGTACCCAAACCGCTTCTTGTTGATGCAAACCTACCAGCAGATTGTGTTAGATGGGCAGGTGCAATCAGCAATGTTGCAGCGTAAATCAAAGATATTGAGCAAGAAGTTTATGGTTTATGGCCCGGATGGCGAATGTGATGAATCTAAAACTGCATTGTTTAACCAAAAATGGTTTTATGACTTTCAAAGTTTATCATTAGATTCAATCTTTTGGGGTTTTAGTTGTGTGCAATTTGGCGCAATAATAAACGATAAGTATTCAAGTGTTGAGCTTATACCGCGCATTTATGTAGTGCCTGAATTTAGTTTAGTGCGCACCAACACAGCAACGGTAACAGAGGGCAAACATTTCGATGTGTCACCATACAACAACTGGTGTATAGGTGTAGGTGAAAAAAAGGATTTAGGATTAATGATGTATTTAGCGCCATACGTTATTTGGAAGAAAAACGCAATGGCAGCGTGGGCTGAATTTGCTGAAGTGTTTGGCAGTCCAATTAGAGTTGGCAAAACAGATGTGCGCGATGAATTAACACGCAAAAACATGGAGAATATGCTACGCAATATGGGTGTAGCATCGTGGGCTGTGTTGGATTTAAACGACAACATTGAGTTGATGCAAGCAAGCAGAACCGATGCCTATGCAGTATTTGATAAAATGGTGGAGCGTTGCAATAGCGAAATAAGTAAAATCATTTTAGGGCAAACAGGCACAACCGATGAAAAGTCTTATAGTGGTTCGGCTAATGTACACGAAAGTGTTGCTGCTATGATTGCAAAGCAAGACACGTTGAAAATGCAGTTTATCATTGAAGACCAATTAGTGCCAATGATGATTCGCAATGGTTTTGACTTAACAGGTTGCACATTTAAGTATGATGACAGTGAGAATCTGCCATTGATGGAGCAAGCAAAGATAGATGCTTCATTTATGCCATACGTAAAGTTTGAACACGAATATTTAGAGCATAAATACGGAATCGAATTGCAGGATGAAATGGGTATGGAGGAAGAAGTAATCGAAACCGAGAATGAAGTAGAATTAACCAACATTGCAAAACGATTAAGAAACATTTATAGTTAATGTGCGGCTACTGCGACATATTGAACATTGACAAGGAGGTTGACCCACCAACACCGTTTGATGAAAACGATTTCAATCGTATGTCGAATGATGTGTGGATTGGTGCGATTAATAACCAAGTGTTGCCAGAGGGAATTTATTTAAAGACCGCGAAATATTTAAGAGATGGAATTGATTTGACACCAGTGGTTGATGAAATATTAACTGCTGATTTAACCAATAACATCTACATATTTTCGGGTGCTAAAACATACCAACAAACAAGGGCAATGACTGCAATGTTGGCAGACCCCGAATTGCAATCAAACTTCTATAAGTTTAAAGAGGCAGTTAAGCCGATGTTTACGCTATACAACGAAGACTATTTGCAAGCCGAATATCAAACTGCTAAAGCTTCAGCACGTATGGCCTCCGATTGGAAGCGTATTGAAGCAGATGCCGATGTATTGCCGTTGTTGCAATATCAAACCGTTGGAGATGGCAGAGTAAGACCAACACACGCGGCATTAGATAACATCATTCGCCCTATAAGCGATCCCTTTTGGAAACAATACTATCCACCTAATGGATGGCGTTGCCGTTGTACCGTAATACAATTGGCACAGGGGGAAGAAACTGATTTGAGTAAGTTTACACCGCCCGAAGATGTGCCGCCATTGTTTCGTATGAACGCTGGCATTGATGGCTATGTGTTTAAAGAAAAGGGCAAAGACAAACACCCTTACTTTGACATTGCAAAAGGTGACAAAGAAATGGCTAAAAAGAATTGGAATTTACCTATACCACAAGCACCAAGACCTGCGCCTGTTGTTGAAGTGCCGAAAGTGTTTAAGCCTGCTATGAGTGTTGATGAAGCTAAAACAAGAATTGAAAGTTTTAATATAAAAATAGATGCAAGTTCTATGAAAATAGAGCATTTAAATAAAACGCTTGAAGCGATTGAAACAGTACCATTAAACGCAAGACCAACATCAATATTTGATAAAGCGGGATATGAAAAAAACTTCGGAAGGAAAATAGGCAGAAAGGCATCAGAGTTTCAAGGTATGGCATTGGAAACAGAAGTTTTTGATAAAAAAACAATGTCCTATAAATTTGAAAAAGTACTTGTAATAAATTCAAGAGAGTTTAAAACACCAACAGATATTACTGCAAGAAAAATAAAATACAATGAGTTTTATACTAAATTAAAAGATGGTAATAAATGGTACTTAAATGAATTTGATGGGTCAACACATTTTCATGAAATGGGGCATTTGTACGACAAAAATATTTCTACAAAAAGAGAATGGATTGATATAACAAATAAATGGTTTAATGAAACCAAAGCAGATATGATTAAGGTTTCAAAAGGCGGTGATTTTAGGGGAGAAAATGGGTCGGAAGCATTTGCTGAAGCGTTTGCATCATACTTTGGGAACAACAAACAGAATTTACCAAGCTATGTAATTGATTACTTTGAAAAAAATATAAAATAATGGAATTTGATTTACTTTGTATTCAATGCAAGCATTACAATAAAGAAAAAAATAATTGTAGTGCATTTCCCAATATAATACCGTATGAAATATACGCTGGTCCAAACGACCACTCCGAACCACTCCCAAATCAAGAAAATAACATTATCTTTGAACCGATAAATGAGCAAGTCCAATAAATTCGATTTAAAACAAGCAGAAAAGAAAGCGCGTAAAGCGATGGAAGCGGCTATTGTAGATGTTGGTAACACTGCAAAGGTGTTCTTTGTTGATTCGTTTAGGAAACAAGGTTTTGATGACAAGAATGTGCAGAAGTGGAAACCGAGAAAGCGCACAACGTATAAAACTAAAGGCGGTAAAACAGTTGATGACACAACACGCGCAATATTAGTAAAGACTGGAGATTTAAGGCGGTCAATAATACGCAACCCTGCAAACAGAGCCGCGTTAACTATTAAGATTAGCACTGATTTGGTTTATGCTGCGCGACATAACAATGGTTTAAAAAAAATGCCCAAGCGTCAATTTATGGGCGATTCTTACAACCTTAATGAGAAAGTAAAAGCAGTTATTGTTAAACGATTAGATAAAGTATTTACATAATGCAATTAGCAATATATAATCAATTAAAAGCACGTATCAGCACACTTCAATCATTGAAGTATGTTGCACTATGGAACAACCAATTTGAGCGCGAGGATATTAATATACCATTTAATTATCCTTGTTGCTTTATTGAGTTTCCATCTGCCGACTACATTGAGAATTTGCAAGGGCAACAACAAGGCACAATGTCAATTGCTTTGCATTTAGGTTTTGAAAGCTATAAGACAGAAGACACCGATATATTGCAACTAAAACAAGACTTAAATGCTTTAATTCATGGTTGGTCAACACCTTATAACAGTAGATTCCTGCGCAGAAGTGAAATTCAATCGGCCGACCATACCAACATACAAGAATTTATCATTACTTACACAATGCAGGGCTTCGATTATTCTGCAATGGATGGCCCAACAACAGAGGTGTTAGTTACAACATTGGTTACAAACAACAGCCCACAAATGGAAGACGATGTTATTCGCACTGGATTTATTCCTGAATCAATAGCGTTAACGAGTGAATTAGGTTACGAATTATTAACAGAAACAGGTTATACACTTATAATACAACAATAAAATGGCAGAGCAAAAAATTTCAGAGTTACCAGCAGCAGGCGCAATTACAGGAACTGAAAAAGTAATAGTAAATCAAAATGCAGTTACATCAATAACAACTGTTAATGCTATTGTTGGTTATACAACTGCAACAGGTGCAACAGGATTGTTTACTACCGCTGACGGCAAAACAGTTACCGTAGTTAAAGGACTTATAACATCAATTGTATAATGGCCAGAACAGTGCAACAAATAAAACAATCAATGTTGGATGCAAAAAATGCAGACCCAACATTGTCGGCATTGACCTCAACAAGTCAAACTGCCAAATGGAATCTATATTATTTTATCGTAGCTTCTTGCATAGCTATATTTGAGCAGTTGCAAGACCTATTTAAAATAGATTTAGAAGCCATCGCAAGCACAGCAGCACCAAGCACACCGCAATGGACACGTAACAAAGTTTTAAAGTATCAAAAAGGTGATGTTGCTCAATTAAACACAACAACATTTACTGTTGAATACCCAACCATTAACACTGCTAATCAAATATTGACAAGGTGTGCAGTAATAACCGCGCCAAATAGAACGGTGTTAATTAAGGTTGCTAAATCAGACCCACCTGTGCCAGTTTCAGTTGGTGAATTAGCCGAGCTTCAAAGTTACATCGAAACATTTAATCCTGCGGGCATTGCATTTACTTTAATCAATGAGAATAGCGATAAGATGGAAGTGGCAGCAACTATCTACTACAACGGTCAATATTCAGCAGTAATAAGCACAAATGTAGTAGCAGCATTAAACAATTATATGGCTACCTTACCATTTAACGGTGTTATAAGCACACAATCAGTTGTTGATGCTATACAAGCGGTTGAGGGTGTTAATTCGGTATCATTAACACGTATATTAGTAAGAAAACATACGGTTGCTTATGGCACAGGCGTAACATTGTATAATCTTTTATTGGGTGTTGATAGTGTGCAATATCAAACTATTGCGGGCTATGTAGCACAAGAAACAACTGCAACACATACCTTTGCAGACACATTATCTTATATTGTACAATAATGAGTAGCATCATAAACACAGATACATTTGCGGTCAACTTCTTACCACCAAAGAAGCGGCTGCCGATTTATAAAGCTTGGACTAAAACACTTGTAAAACCATTGCAAGTGCTATACAATACAATGTTTGGCACGTTTAAAGATGGGAATGCAGCAGCAATTTATAGCGGTGCAACTGCTTACGCGGTAGGTAACCAAGTTAAATACACAGACAAAGCAGTGTATCAATGTTGGGTAGCAAGCACTGGTAATTTGCCAACAAACACAAACTATTGGTTTAAGATTCAAGACAATTTTGTAGGCATCGAACCGCGTTGTAAATACAATGCACAACACATCTTATTTGAATGGGCATTAAATGAGTGGTTTGGAACTACGTTTGTAAATGTGCCGGGTAGTAGTGATATATGGATAGGCCCGGGCAGTCCAAGTGATGTTGTGCTTTACGTTGGATTTACAGAAGTAAATAGTTCGTTAATAGTTTATGGCAATGGCGAAGCGCAAACATTTATACAAGCTATAAACATTGCAAACACAGGCAGTGAGTTTACTATTAATGTACCTATTGCGGTGGCTAATGCGTTAACAACTGAAACTGCAAACACAGTGCCGAATATAAGCGCAAACAGAGAAAATATAATTAGGCAAATAGCCGACCTGTATAATTATGCAGGAATAACTTATGATGTAATAACATATTAAAATGAAAAAAGTAAAATTCACAGACATTTCAAGTACAAGTGCAATGCCATTCAAAAGTGGCACATTAGCGCATTTACAAGCGGCTTCCCAAGAATCTGATTTAAATATAATTCAAATGCTAATAGCGCAAAATGATACAGAGGTAAATCCTGCTGCATTGCCTGCAAGAATTATGTATGGTTGTAGAAAAGTTGGTTCAAGTATTAGTATCGGTTGTATAGTTTATAATGATGAAATATTTTTATGTCCCGCAGCATCTGGTTTAACACCCGGAGTTGGTCAAACAATTGTAGGAACAATTACAACAACATATACAACTGCTGCTAATTATGACCCTGCATTGTTTTCCGATGGCACTTCAAATAATGTTCATGAAAATAGAAGAATAGTTTGGAGTGTAGGCGCACCGCTTAGTGGTGACTTTAATTTTGATGACTTATTACTTTATGGTCAATTTAATACTATTGCATTTAATTCAAGTTACTTATCTGCATCAAGTGGCACATTAACATTACCCGGTGGTGCAGCAGATTGGAATGTTAAATATAGACAAGAGGGCAGAACCATTTGGATTGATTACGCAATAGGCCCAATGACATTAACAGGAAGCAATGCAAGTGCAATAACATTAACTTTGCCATTTACTGCTAATTTCAAAAGTCAATTTAACAACGGTGCTTATTATGAAAATTTAGCAGGAAGCCCAACTAAAGGCTTTGCAATTGGGTTTACTATTGCAGGTTCAAAAGATATAAATTTTACATTGCCAAGCGGCAGTTGGACAATAGGCACAGGCATACAAATTTATGGTCAAATTACTGCTGAATTAGCTAAAATAGCGTAGTTTAAAACCTATTCTTTCCATAATGCTCTGACAATATTTCTTTGAGCAAATAAGATTCTTTGGTGCCAGTCCTTTCGACTTCATCAAAGAATTTCTTTTTTAATTCGCCTGTTAAGTGAGCAGTTACGCGAGCTTTCGCGGCTTGTTTCTTTTCTGCTATATCGTTTTTAGGATTCGCCATTTTTAAATATTAGTTACTAAACACCACAAAATTAGTAACTTATTTCGATTCAACTGCAAATATGTAACGATTTTTGTACAATGAAAATTACGAACATATCCAACGAGGTTGCCACAATGCTTATCTATAAGCATATCGGCAATATTGATGGTATGGATAATGGCATTAACGGTGCTTTTATTGCGGAGGATATTCAAATGCTTAACGATAGTTATTCGGATCAAGTTAAGTGCATCAATATACGTATCAATTCGATTGGTGGAAGTGTTGCTGATGGGCTTTCAATTGTTAGTGCAATACTTAACAGTGCAATACCTGTAAACACATATATTGATGGCATGGCCTATTCAATGGCTGGTGTTATTGCGATATGTGGCCAAAAGAAATACATGGCCGATTATGGCACGTTTATGATGCACAACGCTAACGGTGGAAGTGATGAAGAAGTGTTGAATTTAATTACAAATAGTTTAGCAAAAATATTTGAACGCAATACAAATCTAACATTAGACAAGTGCAAAGATTTGATGGCAAAAGAAACGTGGATGACTGCCGAAGAATGTATGAGTTTAGGCATAGTTGATGAAATTATAGAAACAAAGAAAATGAAGCCTGCAATGAACGCAACTGTGCGCGAACTGCATGCTATCTACAATAAAGTAATAATTAAAACAGAAACCAAAATGAATAAATTAACTGATTTATTAAAGCTATCAAATGAGGCTTCAGAAGAATCAATCGTTGAAGCGGTTAACGCTAAAGATGCAAAGATTGCTGAATTAGAAGCAAGCATCGAAGCACAAAGCAACGAATTACAAGCGTTAAAAGATGCTAACAACGAAGCCGTACAAGCAGCAAAAGTTGAACTTATTGAAAACGCAATAAAAGAGGGTAAAATTGCTGATGCAAGTAAAGAAATTTATTTGACTTCTAACAAGTCTAATGATGAATTAAAAGATGTGTTTAGCAAGCTTACACCTGCATACACACCTATCTTTGAAAACAAAGCAAACACACCAGCAGCAGTTGCAGGTCGTGAGTCTTGGACTTTCAACGATTGGTCAAAGAATGACCCAAAAGGTTTAGCAGAAATGAGAGTTAACGATGCAGCATCATTTGAGGCATTAATTAACAACTTGCCTGCTAATTTGTCACCAAACTACAACCCTACAACCGATAAAAAATTCTAACAATGGAAGCAATTTGGAACGCAAACCCAACGGTAAACATGCTATATTGTTTTGAGGATGGCAATTGCTTCATCAAACATAGTGAGGCAGCAAGTTATGCGCAGTCAACCAATAATGCTTATGTAGTAAAAGTAAGAGAAACAGAAATAGAAAATAAACCAATAAAAACAAATAAAAAATAATGGCAACAATCAACAACCCATTCAGCGCAGCAGGCACGTTAACGATTGCTGCCACAGGCACAACTGCCGCAACAATTAGCAACAACGAAACCGTTGTTACATCGTTAACTACCTTAACTGGTAACGCAACACTTGACTTAACGCTTTCAAGCGAATTAAAAGCGGGTGCAGCATTACATATTAAAGTAAAAACAAACGGTTCAGAAACATTTACTTTCGGAACTGGTATCGATGCTCCAACAGTTACAGGAGCAGCAGGTAAAACATGGTGTCAATCATTTTTTTATGATGGAACTATTTTCTTACCATGTGGCGCAAAAATTCAAATAGATTAATTATTCACGTAAAAACACAAAAACAAAATGGCATTAATAAAAGAAATTTGGGTATCAGATGTACAAGAAGCATTAAACAGAAATGCTGACTTCTTACCATACTCAGTAGATCATTCAGCGTATATCGCATTTGGAACAGTACACGTTCCACAATCAGGTTCAAACCCAACAGTGGTTAAGAATCCTGCAACTTTCCCTCTTTCAATCAATGAAAGAACAGATACTGACCGCACTTATTCATTAAATCAATTTGCTTTAGAGCCTGTATTGATTACTAACTTGGATGAATTGCAAATCAGTTATGACAAGCGTCAAAGCGTTTTAGGTCAACAAATCAGCACACTTACACAACGTATTGGTGATGAAGTTGCTATTTCTTGGTCTGCAACAGGTGCTTCTAACATCGTTGGAACAACAGGTACAGCAGTTGCTACATCATTAGCACCGGGTGCAACAGGCACACGTAAGGCAGTTACACTTGCTGACATTGCTTCATTAGCAAACAAGTTAGATAAAGACAATGTGCCAAGACAAAATCGTAAGTTGTTAATGAGTACAGATATGTTTTGGGAGTTATTTCAAATCAGTGATGTAATCAGAGCATCTTACAATGGTTTCCAAAATCAACCAAACGTATTGCAAAACGGTATCGTTGCAATGCTTTACGGATTCGAAATCATGATGCGCCCAGTAGTATCAGTTTATGCAAATTCAACAACCGTTCCTAAAGCTTTCGGTGCTGCTACTGCAACAACTGACAACCTTGCTTGTATCGCATTCCATTCAACAACTGTTGCTCGTGCATTAGGTAGCATGACACCTTTGTATGATAGTGGTTCAAACGGTAACGGTAAGCCTGAATATTTAGGTTCAATCTTCAACATGGAAATTATGTTAGGTTCTGCGATTTTAAGAGCTGACATGAAAGGTGTTGCTGCTTTGGTTCAAACTTGGGTATCTTAATAAAAAATAAATTATAAACTAAAGAGGCCTACCCGCTATAATGTAGGTAGGCCTTTTTTAATACTACAAAATAAATGGCATTACCAAATATAAACTTTGTCAAAAGCACAAGCGGTTTAGGTAGAGCATTGCCCGGAACAGATTACATTTCGGGTTATGCACATTACTATCCAAGTGGTGGCACATTACCAACTGGCTTTACTTCAAGCGACAGAATCAAAAAAATATTTTCAGTTGCAGATGCTGAAAATTTAGGAATAACTAATACATCATTAGGGGCAACTGCTTCTACTGCTACTGATACAATTACAACTAAATTTACTGCTGGCGATACTTTTAAAATTACTTGCAATACAATAGATGGAGTAAGAGCAGGAGTGCCAATTACTTTGTGCGACTTTACTGCTGTAGCTGCTGATGCTGTAAGTATTACTACAAGCGCGGATAGAATAAGTTTAGAAATAAACTCGGGAACACAAACACATGGTTTTAGTGCTTCAAATGCAGTTGGTGTTGTGACTATTGTAGCACCAAAAAATCAAGGTATATTTTTAAATTCAGGCACACCTTACGTTGTTACAAAAACAGGTGCAGTTGCTCACACATTAGTTCAAAATGTTGTGTTAGGTGTTGCATCATGGATTGACACATTACATTACCACATTAGCGAATATTTTAGAATACAAGCTAAAGGCGAATTGTATGTTGGTTTATACGAAGAAGAAGCAAGCACATACACATTTGCAGCATTAACATTGATGCAGAATTATGCAGTAGGTGCTATAAAGCAAATGGCAGTGTTTGAAAAAAACGTAGCATTTACATCAGCACAATGTGCAGCATTACAAGCTATTGCAACTGCAAACGAAGCGGTTTACAAACCGATGCAAATAATGTTAAACGCTGAAATCAGCGCAACTGGAAGCGTTGCTACATTATCAGATTTGTCAACACAAACTGCTCCAAATGTAAGCGTATGTATTGCACAAGATGGCGCAAACGATGGTGATTACCTTTACAAAGCAACTGGCAAAACAGTTGGTTCAATTGGTGCGATGTTAGGCGCAGTTTCTTTAGCAATTGTAAGCGAATCAATAGGATGGGTAAGCAAGTTTAATATGGCATTAGGTAGCGAATTAGACACTATCGCATTCAGCAATGGTCAATTATATACTGCGCTTGCTGATAGTCAATTTGAGAGCTTAAATAACTACTCTTATATTTTCTTACGCAAGTTAACAGGCATTACAGGATCGTACTGGTCAGATAGCAAAACAACTGTTACACCTACAAGCGATTACTCTACAATTGAAAACAATCGTGTTTATCAAAAAATTACACGTGTAGTTCGCGCAAATATGTTACCTGCATTAAGTTCACCATTGAGAGTGAATGCAGATGGCACACTAACCGCAGGCACAATAGGTTATTTTGAAACATTAGCAAATAATCCATTAGTGCAAATGGAAGCCGATGGCGAATTGAGCGCACATAAAGTTATTATTAATCCAGCCCAAGATGTTTTAGCTACTTCTACACTTGAATTAACATTGCAGAATGTTCCTTTAGGTGTTGCACGTATCATTAAAATAAACGTAGGCTTCGTAAAATCAGTATAAAACATGGCAGCAAATGGACTACCGTTAATCAACGGCAAAGCGTATGAGTTCGCAGATATTACTTGCATCATACTTGGAACACCAATCATAGGTGTAACCGCAATCGAATATGGCGAAGAGGATGCAACCGAAAACATCTACGCAACAGGTCGTTATCCTGTTGCACGTGGCTATGGTCAAATCACACCATCGGCAAAGGTTACAATATTAATGAATGAGGTAATGAATATTGTATCGGCCGCACCAAATGGCAGAATCCAAGACATACCAGAGTTTGACATTGTTGTAACATTTACAGA